CAGTAGCTGATAGACCATTTCCTGGCTCATTAATAACTGCAATTGGTCTTACAGCTAAATGAGTAGTTGCTCTACTTGCAGCTTTAATTCCAAAACCTGAATTACTTGTTACAGTATCACCTGTACCTAAAGTAACAGCAAAGTTCATTCCGTTAATATCACCTGCAGTACATGTAGCATCTGCTTGCATCATGAATGTAGCATTTGGGTCATCAACCACAAACCCTTTTGGTACACCAATTTTGCTTGAGACGTTTGCAGGAAAATGTCTTGACCAAGTAGGTTA